ATTATGGTCGTTACACAGCTATGTATATGATGGAAAAATCAAATATTGAAAAGGTTCAAATTCAGGAACAATTAGCTATTAAAAATAAGGTTGAAAATAAACTTAAAAAGCGATTAAAACAAGAGAAGGAACGAGTTGAACAAGAGAAAGAACGTGCCGAACAAGCGGAACAAGAAGTTAGAGATAACAAAGATCATATTCTACTTCTCAAAGACCTACTTATAACCGATCAAAAAAGAGAGAAAACCCAAGTTATCTATATAGCTTCTTCTGAAAATTATGCTAGACAAAATCGTTTCAAGCTTGGAGGAGTAGAGAGCGTAGATAAACTCAAGTCCAGATTTTCGACTTACAATAGTCGATCAGCTTCTGGAGATGAGTGGTACTATTCAGATACTTTTTTGGTAGCAGATTATCATCAAATTGAAAATAGAATTAAAGATCTTTTAGGTCGTTTTAAGGATAAAAAAAATAAAGAAATTTATATTCTTCACTACAACAACCTCAGGTATATAGTAGAGTACCTTTGTAACCATTACAATGATGAAGTAGATGAAGTTAACGCTAAATTAACTGAATTCATATCTAATCTCAATTGTCGTCATCTTAGACCAGTTGTTCCTCCTCCAAAACAGATTAATTATGCAAACATTGTTACCTTAAAAGAAGATGGAACGGTTGTAAACAAGACTTTTAAAGCTGATACACCCCAAGAATTTATAGATAAACTAAGAAACTACATTTTTAAACTAGATACAAATGTAACCGAAATTTCAAAGAAAAAGGTTTTTGATGACCTTAAAGTGACGAAAAATCGAATGAACAAATTTCCCATTTTACAACAACTTTTAAGTGAACTCAGACCAGAAATTAAATTAAAATTAAAGTAAATTTTATGCTAATCTGAAGCATAAAATTATTTATATATTACCGTTCATTGTAAAAAATAACAATATTATGGTTATAAATAAGACTAAATAATCTTTATGATAAAATGCGTAAATAAACCATAAAAGAGTAACAATTTCAGTTAAAGTAATTTTTATCTTTTTGTTTTGTTCAGATGATAACACAGAAAAAATTAAGGCAGTTCCTAGTATAAAAGATGTTATTTTTGTTTTATTCAGAATTAGTGTTTCAGTTGAATCTGATAATTTAATATCCATTTATTTACCCATTAATGAAATCCTTTTACCCATTAATGAACACTTTAACCATAATTATAAGATTTATATGGCACATTCTTTTTTTGAAGTTCATCAATCATTTTAAGTTGTAAATCATTCATTAAATTAGACGTTGTAAAATATCCCAATTTATTTATTGAACCATTTCTATAACATCTAATATTAACAAATGTGACTGGAGTTAAAGTATTTAAGAGCTTTAAAATTTCGTCTTCAGTAGGATTATGTAAATACAAATCTAAACTTTTTATTTGAATTTGATCATTAAAATTAAACTGTTTTAGATTTTCCCAAGATATAGAAATACTTTCAATTTTATACGTCTTTACTTTAGGTAATAGTATGTTTAAAAAAGATATATCAATTGGTAAAGTACGTATATCAAATTTTAAACAAGTATACTTATCAATATGGTTCAACAACTCTTTAAATAATAAATTTAAAGAAGATTCTTCAAAACCATATTTTTCGTAAAGGTATACTGTAATTTCTTTATGCCAGTTAAGTAGCTTAAAGTTTAAATATTTTGTTTGACTTCCATAAGGCGAAATGAAAAAATTACGATCAATCATAATGTTTATTTTACTTTATAATTTCAATTGAATTTTTTTTAAAATATAAAGTAAAATAAATGGAATACTACTATTATTATCCTTCTTTTATAACACCAACAATTATACCAATTGCTAACACGACTAATTATGGGATGTACTTGTCTGAAGCATACTCGCCGCATTCTGAATATATACCACCTTCTCATACGCAATATAAATTTAATCAAATAGATGAAGTATTAAATTTATATGTACAAAGTAATGATGAAGTAGAAGGCTATTTTTTTGATTTTTGGAATTATGTAGGAGAAAACATTTGCAACGGATGTAAACAACCATATTACAATGAACAAGAAATTAAAAAGCTTGAGATTGAGTTAACATGCTCAATTTGTCTTGTAAATAAAAAAACTATTTTATTTGAAAGTTGTGGTCATTTTGCTACTTGTTTCAAATGTACTAATATTGTGAAAAAAAAATGTCCAATATGTAACAAAGAAAGTCAAAATACAATTCGAGTTTTTTTGAGTTAAGTCAAACAGTCAAAGATGTAAAAATTTTTGAGTAAATAAATGAATAACAACGACTTTTGTATTCCTGATATTTACAGACCAAAAAAATCAAGTAATACGACTATACTTGATTCAAGTGATACACCAGAATCTATTAAAATGTATATTGATTTTTGTATATCAAATATGGTAAAAAATCAACAATTTGAATTCTTCGATCATGAAGATATTAGGGTAAATTTAACCAAATGTGTATTTGAATTGCAAAACAAAATTGACGAATGCGTAAAGAAAACTGGAGATGTAGTATCCGGCTCGTTACAAGTTACAAAAACCCCAACTACTTGTTTAGAAGCTGTAAATAAAGAATATGTTGATCAGTTACTTTCGTTACATCGACAAAACTTACAGTGTATTTTTTCTAAAGGTCAAAATATAGCAAAAAAAACATTTTTTTTCAATCCTGGTTTTATATGTCCACAACAAATACATATTGTTTCGGTAGGATTTTCTACTTCCCCATATAAATATAAAATTGGAGAAAAAATAAAAATAGGTGAAGTTAACCCTACAAAATTATATTTTTTAGTTAATAACGAAATAAAGAGTCAATACCTCATTGAAAAAGATGTGCAAATTGGTCATATATTAAAAGAATTTAAGGACCCTATTATTTTTGAAAAAGAAGATAATGTAATGATGGTTGTCGAAACCACATTAGAAGACTCATCTATAACTATTTCATATTATTAGATCTAAATTTTATGCTCACTTAAGCATAAAATTTATTACCTTATTTTACATGTATTACATTTTTTAATATATATAAAATATATAGTAAGCACAATTGAAATTACTGTTAGTATTATAGCCCATTGTTTAAGTTGTGCTTTTTTTTCAGCTCCAAAAGCTGTACCAGCACCAGCAAATGCTAGTGGTATAGTAACGCACGCTCCACAAAAATTCTCTTTTATAATCATTTATTAACTACTAGACCATTCCGATAATGAGTCCTCCTGAGCAAGATCATAAAATAAATTTTTTTCGACACATCTATCGGAAAATGTTTTTCTTTCTGTTCCTCTACTCCAATAACATCCATTAGATCTTGCGTAAACAAAACAATCGTACATCTCGGTTTTAATCGTATTATCAATAGTACTTTCATCCCATGGACAACCTTGTTCATGAGCATATTTTAGACAATCAAGATGACCTCCTGCGGCAGCTTCAGAACAAGTAAGTTCATCCCATGGACAGCCATTTTCATGAGCATACTTTAAACACTCAAGATGACCTTCTTCCGCAGCTCTAGAACAAGTACGTTCATCCCAAGGACAGCCATTTTCGTGAGCATACTTTAAACACTCAAGATGACCTTCTTCCGCAGCTCTAGAACAAGTACGTTCATCCCAAGGACAGCCATTTTCGTGAGCATACTTTAAACACTCAAGATGACCTCCTTCTGCAGCTTTAGTACAAACATCTTTATCCCATGGACAACCTTGTTCATGAGCATACTTTAAACACTCAAGATGACCTTCCGCGGCTTTAGAACAAGTACGTTCATCCCATGGACAGCCTTGTTCACGAGCATACTTTAAACAATCAAGATGACCTTCCGCGGCTTTAGAACAAGTACGTTCATCCCATGGACAGCCGTTTTCATGAGCATACTTTAAACACTCAAGATGACCTCCTTTTGTAGCAAAATAACAAGTACGTTCATCCCAACTACAAGAGTGTTCATGAGCATACTTTAAACACTCAAGATGACCTCCTTTTGCAGCAAAATAACAAGTACGTTCATCCCAACTACAAGAGTGTTCATGAGCATACTTTAAACACTCAAAATGACCTCCTTCTGCAGCTTCAGAACAAGTACGTTCATCCCATGGACAACCATTTTCATGAGCATACTTTAAACACTCAAAATGACCTTTTGCAGCAAAATAACAAGTATATTTATCCCATGAACAGCCATTTTCATGAGCATACTTTAAACACTCAAGATGACCTCCTTTTGTAGCTTTAGAACAAGTACGTTCATCCCATGGACAACCTTGTTCATGAGCATATTTTAAACAATCAAGATGACCTCTTTCTACAGCTTTAGTACAAACATCTTTATCCCATGGACAACCTTGTTCATATGCGTATTTTAAAAGTTCAAAATGACCTTCTTTAGCGGCATATGTACATATTGCACGCTTATAATAATCTTCTAAATTTGGCACTATGATGTTAAAAAACCTTGAGTTTGTTAATGCCAAATTTATTTTTGTTTCGATATCAAGATAGTACATTATTATTTCCAACATTTCAGTAGGTAATTTATCCATAATTTTCTGCTTGTTTCTTTATATTATAATTTTAATATTTTTGAAACATATGTTCACTTTTCTGATTTTTTCTTACTATAATTTTTGAAAAATATTTCTTTTTTTTTTAATGAAAATAAAATTAATTTTCTGTTTGTTCTTCTGCATAATCTTCTTCAATTTGTTTTAAAGATTTAATCCATATGGTGATTTTATCTTTATCTTTTGTACCTATATTTGAAACAAATATAAGAGGTTGATCTGGATTTACATAAATTTTTAAGGAACTATTGAACTTTGTAAACTTTTTAAGTTTTGGAAAATATTCTGCTTTAAAATCGCCTTCAAAAGGTATTAAATTTTCTACAATCTCGTCGCTTCTAATGATTACTTTACTCTTTTCAGATTCAAATGTTATTTCAGGTAATTTTTCAGTTTTAATGGTAAGTGTATACTTTCCATTTATAGATCTACAAAACTCTAAAAAATCTAAAGATTTGATATTTAATGGCGAAACTTGGTCTAAAACTATAGGTAAGTTGTAAAATTGAGTTTCTTTTAAAAAAAGTTTTTTTTCAAATTCTATAGTTTTTTTGATCACTTTTATCTTTAATTCACAATCTTTTTTGATTGTTAATTCAATAGTGTCAATACTTGTTATATTTTTTAAATTCTCTTTCATACTTTTAATATTTAGAGTAAAAATACACTCTTTTTCACATCTATATTCTGCGAAAGAAGTATTTGAAAAATTTGCCATTGTATGGATACTTTTATCATAGGTAGTATAAAAGTATATACCTATTTTTTTAATATCGAAACAAACTTCTACAATACCTATTTGACTATACAAGTCAAATACATTTTTGAAGTTTGATATACCTTTATTCATCTTACATTGAAACATTTATATTCTTTTTTTTTGTTTATAAAGCCTTAAAAATTTAATTTTAAGTTAAAATATACCATAAAAAATGTAATAATAAAATATTTTTTATGGTAAAAAATTTCTTTCTATAGAATAGAATAAGAAAGTTTAAATAATAAATGAACTCAGATAAAACATACCTTTTACCTCCAGTCATATATTTAGAACCAAAAGATTTTACAGATAATTCAAATCTTAAACATTTTAAAAATCAAGTTTGTATTGTTATGGTACAGGCAAATTATTGCGGACACTGTACTTCAGCAAAAGGGGATTATCAACAATTTGCAAAATCTAATAAAAAAGTAGTTTGTTTGACTATGCAATGCGATGAAGAAAATAATGGTCAAAAATTACTAAACATTGTTAAACACTTAAAACCTGAATTTGTTGGTTTTCCAGACTACCTTTTGTTTAAAAACAATAAATTTGTAAAAAAAGAAATTGATGGTAGAGATATACCATCTTTAGAAAATTTTATAAAATAAAATTTTATCATTCGAGTTAAAAAAATCGAATTTTTTTATTAAATTTTTACTTAAATAAAAGAATAAAACTTAAACTATGGACTTGACTAAGTGTATTTATGAACGTATTAAAGATACTTTTTATTATGGTCTTTTTGGAGACTTTAGATTGGTAATTGATACTAAAACTGGGTACTTTAATGCAACCAAGTTATGTATTGAAGGGGGTAAAAACTATTTTCATTGGAAACGTTTGGAGAAGTCTAAAGACATGATTGAATATTATCAAGAAAGCCGCCCTCCACATATGGAGGGCGGCTTTCTATACGAAATTAAAGGTGACAACAAAGATTTCAAAACTCAAGCAATAACTGGAACTTATGTACCTAAAGAATTGATCTTGGATATAGCCTCGTGGGTCTCTATTGAGTTCTATGACAAGTGCAATAAGATTGTAATCGACTATTTTATAAACGAGTTTAAGAAAATGGATGATCAGGATCTTAAAAACAAGATTAAACATCTAAAGAAAGAGTTGAAGGTTAAAGAAAAGTCTGAAGAAGAGCTAAAGAAAGAACTAAAGGGTACCAAAGAAGAGTTAAAAGATACCAAAGAAAAATTTGAAGAAGAGTTAAAGGATGTTAAAGAAGAACTGGAAGATACTAAAGAACATGCTCTGATTCTTCAAGAAATGATGGTTAAAGATGATCCTGTAACAAGAACACAGGTTATCTACATTGCGACAACTGAATTGTATGCCAAAAACAACAATTTTAAATCCGGCGGAGTTGATGAGACAAATAAGCTTAAATCGAGGCTCTCAACGTACAACACCGGGAGAGTTAAGGATGACCTATTTTACTACTCTGATATTTTTATGGTCTCAAATTATCATATTATTGAAGCTCAATTGAAGAACTTATTAGGTCGTTTTAGGGATAAAAAAGAGAAGGAAATGTATCGGCTTCATTATTCTGATGTGAGATACATCGTAGACTACTTGTGTAAACGAGATGGAGAAGACGTGGAGGAAGTTAACTCTAAACTAACTCAATTCATAGCCAACCTCAACAAACGTAGTCTAAGACCAATAGTTCCACCACCAAACACAACTTATTTAACATCGGTAACTCATCTTCAGGCCGATGGAACCGTGGATAATGTTACCATACAGTCTGATTCATTTGAAGAAGCAGTTAAAGAGTATGTAAAAACCTTAGATCCAAATACAACAATTATCTCAAAGAAAAAGATCTTTGACGACCTTAAAATAAGAAAAAATAGAACTTCAATGTTTCCCATTTTAGAACATATTTTAGCTCAATTGAGACCAGAAATCATGTTGCTTAAAAAATCTTAATCATCGAGAAAACAAAATAAACAAAATGTAAGAGAAACAAATATTTTAAAGTCAAAATTGACTTTAAAATAAATCATTTTAATACTAGCCGATGAAGAAGATAATCTTTTCCTGTCTATGAACATGTTCCTGTAAAGTGGTATTTAGGAACTACACATCTATTACAACAAGGCCAAGAATAACCAGCTCCACATCCTAAACCTGGTTTTTTACAGCATTGATGATCTACACATTTATAATATCTAGAATCACCACATTCAGAGTTTGAATCGCACCATTTTGCTGAAGCAAAATTCATAATAGCTACAAAAACAAGTAATTGAAAAATCATAGACTTTTTTGTCAGTAAATTCATCATCCTTTTATTATATGAATAATTGTTTAGTTAATCTTAAAAGTGTATAAATGCTATAATAAATGAGTGGAGATAAAATTAATGATTTAAAATTAGCTGAGGATAAACCATCAGATTTAACAAATTTAGAATATGCTCAAAGGTTGTTGGAACCATTTGAAGATATTTTAATAGAAAGATTTAGTCCACCTTCTGAATCAAACTCTAAACGCAGTATTTTTAATTTTATTGCTATAGGGTTAGTTTTATTCATAAATTTTCCAAAAGTTAGAGAAAAATCTGGTATTAACGATTATATTTTATGGTTAATATCTCTTTTACTTCTACTTGGAATTTTGTATTAGACCTTTAAGAAACCAACATGTTTAAAATATACCATAAAAAATATTTCAATAAAATCAAATTTTAAAGTCAAATGACTTTAAAATTTAAAAAAAATCTAGTCTTTGGTATTAATAAATGAGTGAAATAATATTCAGAAATTTCAAAAGACCATCAGCTCCTGCAAAAATAAATCTTTTACAAATCTTTCTTGTGATTCTTCTCGTGACGAGTGTGGCTGCGGCTAGAGATAGTAATAATGCGACATTAACTAAGTATTGTGAGGAGCTAACACCTTGCAAGTGGATGGTATACGGGAGAAATTATAAAAAGGTCAACTTAATAATTTCAACAAAAACGTGCGTTTGTAGCGACGCTATGGACTGTTCATTTGTCGAAGAAAACCTATCATTGGGTGCTTTCGTTTACCGATGCGTTTCAAAAATCAAAGCGGAATTGGTTACTTAGAAAAGTACCGTGTTAGTAAGAATCTATAAGAGAGAGAGGCCATTAGAGTCATTTAATTAAAAAATGAATAAATAAAAGTTACTACCCAAAATTTTACCGTTTTCGTCCTTAATAATGATCTTTTAAACCTATATTTTTATTTGTCATTGAGCAGGTCATCTTTAAACACACAGTTAACTCATTTTTAATATTATCTATTTTAACATCTCTATCCTTGACAATGTTATAAATTACATCGCAAAAGTTACTTGGACAAGTTGGGTTTTCTACTTCGGTTGTTTGTAAGTAGCATTTCTAAAGCTGAAACAGTTCTATCACGTTACTTTAATGATAAAAAAGTACCATTTCAGGGTCATGACGAGATTGTAATTTTATCTAGAACAGACATGGTTGAAGTTAAGGCTAAATACAACATGTCTTAAAAAACTTTGTATTACTTCTTCTGAAAAAAGATGTTATTTTTTTTATGACAAAGACAAAGCTTTAGATGTCTTATTTCAAATTCCTACATTAGAAAAAGTCTGTATAAACAATGTTTACTGTCTTATTTTCCTCCAGGGCCTTCAAATATTAAACATTTGGAATTAAGGAGAGTGTGCTTAATTACGATGAAGACAGTAAAGAGTTAAATGAAATATACTCGAAAAACCTGCATACGCACACCAATCTCAAAACTTAATGTTATCCCTTTTAACATCTTGGATCTTCAATTTGATAAAATGCCACAACTTGAAGAGTTGTTTTAGCATTTAAAGATGTTGTAGAAGAAAAAATAGTTAGCTCAAAATAACCTTCTTTAGCAGCATAAAGACAAATTTTATTTCTAAAATTTTTATCGTTCGATAAGATTGAAAAAAACCTTTTATTTACATACATTAATGAGAGTTTATCAACTTCATCATTAACATGTGAAAATATTTTTTCCAACAACTCGGTACATAAAGTTTCCATGTTTTTTATTTAATGTTCTTATTTAAAAGAAACAAGAAAGATTTGGGTTAATTTTTTCTTAAAAAAAATGAAATTTTTCTTAAGAAAAAATGAATAAATAAAAGTTATAAAATATGGATACTACTATGTCTACTATTTCTCAAAATTTTATGGGTGTCATTATTAACACTGAAAATGGTCCTACTAACCACAAAATCAAGAAAGCTTTGGATAAAAGTTATAAACTACTTGATATTATGGAGTTTATTCAAGAAACTAAGTTTAAATTAAATATGGTCATGTTTAACTATTTTTGGCAGGTGATGATAGGAAAGTGTCCTGTGCACCTGCACAGGACAGTTTTACAATGGTTTGGATATGAAGGTGAACTTACAGATCAACGTCAAAATTTTATTAGAATGCTTAATCGTAACGAAATCGCTTTTACTGAATTAACTCAAAAAGATAAAGAAATTGAGCTGTATCCGACCATTAAAGAAGAACTTCAACTTATGACTAACAAAGGTGCTAAACAAAATATAAAGTTTCTAATTATGGAGCCAAATGATCTTAAAATGGCCATAATGCAACTCAAAACTAAAAATGGTTATATTATAAGGCAATATTATATTGACCTCGAAGATCTCCTTAAAATGTATGTGGAATATACGCTCTATTTTAATCATCGTGAGTCTCAAAGAAAAATTACCAGCTTGGAACAAATGATGGCTAAAATGGATTTAGAACGTGAAGAAGACCGTAAAATAATGCTTCGACAAGAACAATACATGCGTTCTTTAGGCATAACACTTGAAGAAGTCAAAGATCAAAACGATGACTTAAAGTCGGATGTAAAAGAAGTTCAACGCAAGTTGAATATAGCGGTAGAGGATCGAGCACCTCTTCCATTATCGCCCAAGAAACAAGAAAGGTTTATCCTTATTAAACGTAATGATCCTGATTATATGCCTTATTACACCATTAGAGCTCAACATGATTATACTTCAAGAAAAATTAAGTCACAACTCTTGTTATTTCCTGAATTAGAAATTTTACTTGACTTTAAGGCAAACCCAAACTCTAAAACTTTATATGTTCGGATTAAGGATAAATTAAAGGATCAAGGAGTTATGTTTGACGGGAACAACATAGAATTACACGGGATCATAAGCGAAGAAGAGTTGATCGAGGAAATGAAAATTATTAATGACTCTAAACGAGAAATTTAATTGAAGTTTAAAGTTTTTAAAAATTATCTTATTTTATTTACACATTTTTTACAAACACTTTTTAATTTCGTTCAGAAATTAAAAAGTTAATTAAGGTTCTTTGAACTCTTTCTTTATATAAAATTGTATTAAGTTTTGTAGTTATATTTTGATACACAAATGTCTTCATAAAATCATTTATCCATTTTTGATATTCTGGATACTGGTAATTCAACCATAAGAAAAAATTTAAAGAAATTAAAATTCTTAAATTTCAATCAGTCTCTTCTTATGTAGATCCAAAATTTTTTAAGATGTTTGATTTTAATGGTGACAATCACGCCTATGTAGATGAAGACGTGGATGAAGAATAATGTTTAAGTCTATGGTAATATGTCGGACCTATAAAAATTTTACTTTGTATACTACCACCGTTGAAGCAACGCGCCACACATGGCTAAAAATTACACAAGAATATATTCAGTAAATAAAATGTTACATTCAGTGTTTAAAGACTTATATGATCAAGGTGTTCTTATATTTTTAGATACATCAAATTATATAACAAACAATGATAATATTGATTTAAATATTTTTAAAGACAGAAAAAAATTTTTAGAAGTATATGATGATCAAGTTGAACAAGGATGGATATTTTCTTATATTCAAGATATTAATGAAGTTTTAAATATTTTAAAAGAAGATGCGTGTTGTACAATAGAATTTGGATTTAACTCTGATTCTGAAAAGAAAGCGTTAGAAATTGGACGTATGTTAGTCAACTCATTAATAAAATTTAAATATATAACTAATTGGGATGAGAAAGCTTTAAAAACTCGTAAAGTTTCAACTGTTATTATGGTAACTGATTTACCAGAATCGTTGCAGAAAATGATTGAAAACGAAGAAGAATGAAAAAATTAGTAAATAAATGAATTTAAATCCAAGTCAGTGGGGACCATACTATTGGAATATGTTGCATTTTATGTCTTCTTCATATGATAACAATCCAAATCCAAGCGTTCAATCTGTTATGAAAAATTTTATTCAATCTTTACCTGTATTTTTACCATGTAAAGAATGTCAGGATCATGCTTTTCACTTTATAAAGTCTAAAAATTTAGATAAAGTTGTAGAAAGTCGTAAGGATCTTTTCACCTTTTTTTTTAATTTTCATAATTTTGTAAATGAAAGATTAGGCAAACCCATAATGGATATAAAAACAGCTCTTGAAAAATATTTTATTCCAAAGGAAGAATATCATCTTTATACAGAGTATGAGTTGAGTAAAGCTTCGACAAAATCATATTTGCAGTTTGGGACCGTTTTATTAATTTTATGTATTTTATTAATCATATTCTTCAAATAATTTAATGCTTTATTTAAGCATTAAATTAATAAATTTAAGATTTTTTGAGCAACATGATTTCAAGTCAATTTGACTTTAAAATATATTAAATTATGCATTTTGTAACTTTGAATTCTTAGAAGCTACTTTTGTAGCATAACCTTTATACTCTTTACACCCAAATTTAAAATTATATTCTGGTGGTATAAGTGGAGCTTTAAACCAAAATACACATTCTCTCCAATCGTTTGTAGTGGTATCATTTTTGATATATAATGCTGTATAATCTCCAGTAAACTGGTTCATTAATTTTTCAAATTCTTTAAAATCTGGTATAATACTAGCATAATTTTCATACAACTTTTTTCGAATATTTAAATTAGGTTCTCTAAACAAGAATACACCGTCAATGTTACATCTCATATGAGTTTGAATATCAAGAGCATATTGCAAAGAAACTATGTATAGCATTTTCCAATGTCTACCATTTTTAAAAATTCCAGGTTGAGGTGGTTTATTAAAGATAGCTCGATCATCTAAACAATCATCTACTATGGTTAAAATCCACTTGTTTGGTGCATTAAAATTTTTTAACATACCTTTTTGTCTTAAAATACAACGAGACATAACATGAGAGTCGTATTCATCGTGTATATATTCATCTGGTATAAACTTGCTAAAAAATCCAGTTTCCGATTCTGTGCCAGATATTACTTGAGCAATAGGTATAATTCCACTTTTATAATAACATAAAGCTTTAATTAGATTAGATTTACCGCTTCCCGGTTTACCAATAACAAATATTTTAGAGCCACCTTGATTTGGATCTTTATAGTTAAAAGTTGTAGGATTAATTAAGTCTGGATGAAATGGTTTGATATCAATATTTTCATAAATCATTTATTATATGAATAACAGAAATTTTACTCCATCTCGATGCCATATAGAAATTTTAATTTAATGCTTTTTTTAAGCATTAAATTAATAGATAAGATTTTTGAGCTATTTCTACATTTTTGATCTAAAAATTTTTTTCTCAGATTCCGGTAAAATATAATCCATTAGGTAAAAATAATTACGAGTTAATTCATGATCACTTAATGTCATTAAAGAATACTCTTCATTTTTTAATTGAGATGGTAATAGTTCATCTTTAAAAGTATGATTTATATTTGAATAAAGAACTATACTTTCTCTTTTAGATAACAATGAAGTAATAGAATTAAAAAAGGTGTTGTAACAGTTAAATTTTTTAATATTTTCTACTAGATTTTGAAGGTTATTTTCTTTGATAATATTAGTAATTGTTTCGTAGCTTCTAAAAGCTTCTTCTTTACCAAATTTTAGAGAAATTTTTTTCTTTTTTAGGATCCAATTACATAAAGTAAGATAAAGATTCAAAACATCTTTAAGTAATGGAATTAACAAAGAAAAAAATTGTTTTAATAATGGATCTTTATACCATACGCATTTTATAATTTTTTCATTATTTTTTAAAATGAAGGTATCTCCGAACCATTTTCTATTATTTTCGTCTTTGCATTGAACTTGACCTAAAACATAAATATTACTTTCATGAGTATAAAAACATGACATTGAAGATGAATTTAACCATAATAAATTTATTAATTCGTTAAAACTATAATTGATACATAAAAGTTGAAATGCATCACCAAGTCTGAAAATTTTATGATGTATATCATTTAAATAAAGGTTATGACTACCTAAAATTTTATCATTATCTATATATTTATCTAGAAACTTAAAAAATAAATGAGGTTTTTGAGGTGTAATTATACTAGAATTTAAATTCTTTGGATGAAAATAAGAATATAATTTTTTAAAGTGAATAACACCTTCATTAGGTTCATTAATATATTTAAGCTCAGTTGAGTAGTCCAAAGAAAGTTGATTAATTAATAAGGTTAGCGAATCTTCTTTATCATCTTGACAATTTTCTACATGCTTTAAGATATTTTCATATCCTAAATATATAGTTTGACAATTTTTACAGACAAATTTAATCTGTCTGTGGTTTATACATTTTTTAGTTTTTTGATGAGCCAAAAGTAATTTTTTCTCATCAAACATCAAGTTGCAGTAAGTACAGTCAAACATTTTATTTAACTGATTATTTTATCAGATAAATTTCATTTTTATAAATTTTTTAAAAATTGTTTTTTAGAATAAAAAATCAAAGGTTTTAAACGAGATCTTAATAAACAATGGATTTGACAAAGTGTATTTATGAGCATATTAAAGATACTTTCTACTAATAATGTTATCGATCTTTTAAGGGCCTTATGGTCTTTTTGGAGACTTTAGATTGGTAATTGATAAGGCCGCCGGGTACTTTAATGCAACCAAGTTGTGTGTTGAAGGAGATAAACGTTTTCGCGAATGGAAAATTTTAGAAAAATCTAAAGATGATCGAATTTCAAAACAACGATGATCTTAATAAATAAGTAACTGGTTTCAAAATAAGAATTAAATCTTCCTCCTATAGATTTTGAAGATGTTGTTATATCTAATAAAACAGTAGTCATAGAAGGTAACATAGTTTCTGTTTACAATTGAATATTTTAAGGCTTAACA